TTTTTTAGAACCTTCAAGCTTGCCGCCCTGCAATTGAGAGTAACTTACAAAATCAGTAGTTTTGTCTTTAAAACCATTGATGCGGTCTTCCAGTTCAGCATACACATTACGTGCTGCATCGCTAAGAAATGGACGCACATCACTACGATAAAGACGACTAGACATCACATAGCCCTTTTCGAACTTGTCTGTCATCTTGTCCCTACCTTTTGAAATTGGAATAATTTCAGCCTGCTTCAATGCACCCATCAAACACCTCTCAATACAAATGCAGCTAAATCAGCTTTCGCTTTAGCCAATGCCATAGAGTTTTCGAGAGTTCGATTAAGCACATAAGCCTCAACCGCTTTTTGAAACAAACTAATCTTCCGATTTAGTTCAATGTCTGCTAATATTGAATGGTTCATTTAATTCACCTTGTTTGAACACTAAGCCTGATCCACGAAATCAGGCTTTTTCTTTATATCCAAGCTCAAAACACATGCCGAAATCTTCAATGTCATCTTGAAAAAGATCGTCAATTGTTTGTTTGCTTTCCATCCACGCTTTTGACATCACAAAAAGCGCATTTAGTTTTTCCTCGCTAATCATTCGATATTTCTTGAGTACAGTTTTGAATCCAAGAACATCCAATAGCACTAAACAGTTCTCAAGCTCAGTCAAGCCATTGGATTTTCTATCATTTTTCATTCGTGATAATGTGCTTGGATCAATCCCCAACTGTTCAGCAACCTGACTTTGATTGCTTGATGCAAGGGCTTGCAAAACTCTAGAAACTTCATTTCTAGCCCTTGCACTCAATTCGGTTGATACTTTGCTCATGGTTTAGTTCCTAAGCGGTTAATGCTTGTAAATCGGCTTTTAGCTTCCCTTTGGTTGAAATTTCAAAAACCGCCTGGGTGCTTAATGGGATGCCTTTGCGCCAATAATTAATTACAGATCGATCTCGACCAAGGATTCGAGCGAGATCAGCGTCGCTTTTAGCTTTATAGAAAGCTCGCAAGTCATCTACGGTCATGTTTATTTACCTAAACTATGAAGTTTAGTTTATTGAACAATAAGTTTAGGAATATGTCAATTTTTTTGTTTAGTATTTTAAACAAATGTAAGGTTTTACTATTATGCAAACTACATCAGATAGAATTAACCAGCGTATGAGGGACTTAGGTCTGCAACACAAGGATTTGGTTGCTGCCACTGGAGCGAGCAAAGGGACTGTTACCAACTGGATTAATGGGATAAACAACCCAACTGGAAAGAGATTAGTTCAACTCGCCCAGGCGTTAAAAACCACATCTAGTTGGCTATTAACTGGAAATTCAACTCCTGAATTTACACAAGTCGAGCCGTGGGATGGTTCGACCCCACTGGATGATGACGAAGTTGAGATTCCATTCTTTAAGGATTTCTCTTTTGCTTGTGGTGGTGGCTCTATTGGTGAGGCTATTGCTAATGAAACACGCAAATTGCGAATGTCTAAAGCAACACTGCGAAACTTATCGATTATGAAAGAGAATGCTGTAGCAGCGACAGCAATTGGTGATTCAATGAGTCCAACCATTAAAGATGGCGACACAATCCATGTTGATCTCGGAAGAAGGAATATAAAAGACGGGAAAATTTTCGCTATTTGTCTTGGTGGGCTTTTTTACTGCAAACGACTCTACAACCTGCCTTTGGGTGGTGTGCGTATTGTTTCTGATAACTCTACAGAGTTCCCAGAGATACATTTAAATGCCCAAGAAATAATTAATCAGCAATTAGAAATTATTGGTTGGGTTTGGCAAATATCTAGTTTAGAAAATTGGTGAACAAAACAATGGAAACAATAATAAATAAAATCATAAGTTTAATTAAAATATTTTGGATAAAAGGGACTTCACAACCAGTCCAAAGAGTTGGGTTAATTATCCTTGCTATTGGTGTGATGTCCTGTACTTTATATTCTATCCAAAGCCCAAATCATTATGATATTCAGGACATATTATTAGATCCTGATTACTACCCAAGATATAGGGATCCTATTTTTTACAAGCTATACGTTTATTTTATTCCTCTAGGGTTTCTTCTTTCATGGGGATACCCTTTACTGCAAAAAATTCAATCATGGATATTGAATAAACCTAAAGGTGATAAATTTCTACACTTCCAAAAGCGTAAAGAACTAACGGAATTTATTCGCAAAAACTGGGATTTAAAAAAAGCTAACAATCGACCAGCTCTTGGCTATGTCTCGCAAGTTTTAAGCCCTGATGAAAGCTATAAGGAGGCTCTAGAGCTTGGGTTTATTAAGCCTGGTGAAAAGCATGTTCTTCACACCGATGTTTTGCTTATAACTGAGCATGGAGAGCAATTAGTTTTTGCACCGTGTGAAGCTTTAGGTGCCAACCTTTCGATTGGTGATTTTGTGTTATTGGCGACTTATGGGAGCGAAGAAAGGCAGGACTGGCACTACGAATTGATTGCCAAATTAAGACCGATTTACAACGCATCAAAGAAAGGCTGGGTCATTGAAAGTGACTACAGAATAAAGTAATTGAATATTTGTTTGTCGCCCATCCTAGTGATGGGTTTTATTTTGCCTAAAAAAAGGCTGTTCAGAATAATAATCAAAAAAAGTTCATTTTACTAAACAAAAGCATTGACTCATTTTGTTTAGTTTACTAAACTAAACCTCGTAAACACAAAAAAGTCCCAGACATTCGACCGACGGGACTTTTACTCAAAGAGTGAGATAAGTATGAATATAAAAGCCAACATAGTCAAATCCATGGGATTCGTAGGAGTAGTTAGTGCTCTAACTGCTGCTTATGCTTTCACCCCTGCTAACAACGAACCTGTAACGGTTGTAGCTCCTTTCAAAGTTGAATCAATCGACCCTGAGAATGAACAAGCAGTACTTCAAACTGAGAATGAGAAGTTCACCTTAGAAGTTGATTTCGATGCTCAGTATTCAATTGATGGCAACGGCTATCAATCTTGGCGTGATGTTGAGATTAACGAGATTAAAGACATTCGCGTTTATGACAAAGATGGCGAGATCTTGGCTTACGTTGACCGTTTAGACGTAGTAGAGATTAAAGATCTTATCGAATCAGGGATTAGAGAGCGCATTTAAGCGCTCCATGGTGAATGTTATGAATGCACATCCTGAAATTATCGAAGTATCAAGACTTCAGAGACTTATTAAGGACTCAGTCAAAGCGTTGCTTCCCCTCTCTAACGAACAAGACACAGTTGTTACTGATGGCGGCAATTGGATTCACTTGCGCTATGTGGGCCGTGGAACTGAGCAAATCCAATTAGAGCTAGGTGATCAGTTTTCTGTTAAGACAAAAATCGCCTATTTAAGTGAAACGTTAAAAAGATTGGCAGAAATTAGGAATGAGTTGAGAGGTGGGTGATGGAGTGGATTAGTGTTGAAAATTGTCTTCCACCTGTAGGGATTCCTCTTTTGTTATACGGTCAGCTTGGCTTTGATCATGGACCAACTCAATTTGAAGGTCAATATTCAGAAAACAGAGGTTTTGAAGGAATGTGGGCCAGTGCTTCACAAGTTACCCACTGGATGATTAGACCAGAAAACCCAGTAGAAAAGAATTAGGAGAAGATTATGAATGCGCCAGTACAACACTCAGGACAGAACCCTTTTGCAGTAGCTACTCCTACTACTCAAGCAATGTCTACAGTTCAATCTGATAGTCAACGTGCAATTGCAGAGGTTCAAGCTGCTTTAGTTATTGCTAAACAGTTCCCACGTAACCCAATTGAAGCTTATGACCGGATTATGAACGCCTGCCAGCGTCCCGGTTTAGCTCAATCGGCTGTTTATTCTTATGCTCGTGGTGGTACTTCAGTTACTGGTCCATCAATTCGACTTGCGGAAATGCTTGCTCAGAATTGGGGAAATATTCAGTACGGTATACGAGAATTATCTTCTGAGAATGGCGAATCTACGGTTGAAGCATTTGCTTGGGATGTTGAAACAAATACCCGTCAAACAAAGGTTTTTCAGGTTCCACATATACGCTATACCCGTAATGGATCTAAAAAATTAACAGATCCACGCGATATTTATGAATTGGTTGCAAACAATGGTGCTCGTCGTCTACGTGCATGCATCTTAGGTGTAATACCAGGTGATGTAATTGATGATGCAGTTAATCAGTGTGAAAAGACAATCCATGCAAGTGCTGACACTTCACCGGAAGCTGTACAAAAACTTGTGGCTGCCTTTGAGCAATTTAATGTCACCAAGAAAGACATTGAAGATTACATTCAGCGTCGTCTTGATGCTATTACAGCAGCCAATATCGTTGCGCTTCGCAAGATTTTCACTAGCTTACGTGATGGAATGAGCTCACCTAAAGACTGGTTTAAAAATGTCACCGTGAAGGAAGTTGGAGAAGTTCAGGAAGTTAAACCAACTGTACCAGACAACGAGTTCCCGGTTCTCTTAGAGCAGATCAAAGCTGATGCAGTTACTAAAGAGTATGTATTAGAAGGCTATGCACTTACTAATGCACAAATAGCTGAGGTAAATGCACTATGAAGCTATTCCGATGCTCAAGCCTACATAAGCTTGTAGGCGACTCTAAAACTAAAGGCTTGGTTCTTGGCGATACAGCTAAGACTGAGATCAGAACAATCGTTAAGGAGGACTTGACCACGTTCAAGTCTTTCAAAGGCAACCAGTACACAGCTAAGGGCAATGCTCTTGAAGAAATCGCAATTAGCCTGTCTGGTAAGGTTCGTTTTCGTCAGTACTTGAAGCATGAAGGCCGTTTGGAAAATGAATTAATTACTGGTGAGTGTGATGTTCTCGATTTAAACAATAAATTGATCCTCGACACTAAATGTACTTGGGATATTGGCACTCACCCATTCTTTCAAGATGAAGCAGAAGAAAAGGCAAAGAAAGCTGGCTATGACTGGCAGATGCAGGGCTACATGTGGCTTTACGACTGTGAACAAGCAATGGTTGATTTCTGGCTACTCCCTTGCCCTATCGAGCTCACCAATGATTGGGATGACAGAGAACAGTTAATTGATTTAGTTGAGCGTATCGACCTTAGAGAACGTTTAACAACTGTCACCTACAAACGAGATGAAGCAATGATTCAAAAGATCAAAGACAAAATTCCACATGCTCAAGAGTACTACGCAAAGTTATATCAAGAGCGCATAAAAGCGAAGGTGGCAGCATGAACGACTGGCAAATATTACGAAGTCGGTATGGAAGCAACCGAAGTTATAAGAATCGTCTAGCCCTTCTGCCATCGAAGTTTGAGGATTTCTCTAACTGGCTGGTAGATCAAGGCGCTGATGTTTTCAGTAGAACAGAACAAAACGAACTTTTGAGATTTAGATTAAACGGCCAATTAGGTATTTGGTATGAGTCCGGCTCAGGAAACCTACTCATGCATGATTTGGCAGATAAATATATGTGGGAGGCAGCATGACAGATTTGAATAAGGAAAGTGAAGTTAATCTACGCTTTGAGCAAGATGATGGTGCTGTTTGGGTCTTTGATGGAGATAGCCACCAAGGAACTGAAATCAGTCATTTAATGATGATGCATAGCGATGAATATAACGAAGATGAATTACGTGTTATTTGTAACCATGCGGCATGTGAAATTGACAGACTTAGAGCAGAGCTAGAAAAAGCCAAAGCTCAGGCGGTGCCAGATACACACATTGTTGTGCCAAGAAATAGAGAAGTTGTTGTTGCAATTGAAAAGATGGTTGAACAGCAAGTGGAAGCCAGCGGCATTACAAGTGATGTATTCCGGTTAGATGGTTGGAGAATTTTAGACGCTATTCAAGAAGCAAGCGAATCGGGAGCTGAGGGATGAAATATCAAATACAACCAACACAAGTACCAGATGATTTAAATAGCTGCTGGTTCCACCCTGATATAGAGAAGCACGACACTATTGGAGAGCATGCTGAGTTTTATACAAAAGAACAATGGGCTCAGCTACAAATTAATCTTGGTGTAGAAATTCTTGTTGAGCGTTTGGAATATTGGGATATTCCAGAAATTCCTGAAGACGACTGTGCAGATTGGTCAAACTGGAAACCACAAACACCTATAAAAGATGCCTTTCTTATTGCCGGTTTTGATACAGAAGATGGGCCTTGTTTGTGGTGGGCAAAGCCTAAAGCGGAAAGTAAGGAGGGGTGAAATGACAGCAATTGCAAATATTGGTAGTAACTTTATTGTAGCGTTACCACCTTCAGATATTTGGCTTAATGACTCTCAAGCTGCTGAGTTTTTAGGTTACAAAGATGTACACTTCAAGGCGGCAGTTTGCTGCCTGCCCACCTTCCCCAAACCGCGCTATGTAATTAAGTGCGGCCAAGGAAGACGTTGGAACTTGGCTGAAATATCAAACTGGTTGAAAGACCAGTCTGATGATGAGCCCAAAAGAGGGCGACCACGCAACCGGGGCTAATCTAGCCTCGTTGCAATTTCGCTTGCAGTAGCATTGTAGTAAATCATCAAGCTTCTTAAATCTTTATGCCCAATCATCCGGGCTAAGTCTAAAACTTCTAATTTTCTTGCAAGTCGTGTACACGCCTCATGTCGAGTGTCATGAAAGTGCAAATCAGTAATTTGGCACCTATCCCTTAATTTACGCCACAACGTATCAAAGCTTTGAGAGTTACAAGTAAATACCTGCTTTCTATCTAAGCCTTTTAATAAAGTTAGCAATTCAACTGCGCGCTTAGATAAAGGTACATTTCTTTTTGTACCGTTCTTTGTTTCAGTCAAAACAAGATATCTATCTTTTAAATAGACACGATCCCAAGTTAAGCAAACAATCTCACCAGCACGCATTGCAGTTTCAATTGCAAAAAGAAAAGCAATAATAATTTGCTGAGTTGAGTTTACTGGGACATTGTTATCCCAGTTTGCTGCAAGACATAATCTATCAATTTCATCCTGAGCTATTCGTCTATCCCGGTGCTTTGATGGTGGCGGCAAAGTTAAGTCAGCCATTGGGGATTCTTTAATCCACTTCCATTCTTTCCGGGCTACAGTAAATAAAGAAGCTAAAATATTTGCTTCACGCCTAACTGTAGCGCCCTGCACTTCTTTTAAACGGGAGTCACGCCATTGGACTAAATCATCAGTGGTAACCTTGGCCAATTGTTTTTGGCATAGCTTTTTATACTCACGTTTAAAGAAGGCCATTCGCTTGACTTCATTCTCATGAGTTTTCTTCTTTATACTTACTTCATTTAAGTAGCGTTCAATTGCTTCTAAAAATGAGTGGTCAGGAAGCTTACCATGTGACTGTTCGCGTAATTGAGTCTCACGTTTTGACGCCCAAGCCCTAGCCTGTGCTTTTGTATCAAAGGTTGCACTTTCGCGAATTCCGTTTACACTTATCTCGGCTCGCCATGTATCGTTGCGTTGTCTAAATGAAGCCAT